TTTAAAATTTCAGATAATTTTTCTTCTAATTCCTTTAACCTACCGTCGTTAATTACTTCATCAAAAAAATGAGTAGGCTCTAAACTCTTTTTCTTTAAAGACCTAGCAACTAAATAACCTGCTGCTTTCTTTGCCCTATCAAACGGCATCTTCTTTAAAGTTTTTAAGTTTTTACGCTCTGATAGTTTTTGTTTTTGTTTTCTTTTTTCTAAATCACTAATTCTTATTTTTTCAGCTAGTCCCCTTGTTGCACTCCATTCAGCTATCTTAGCTTGACCTTCCTCACTTACATTACTAGCCTTTCTGCCATCATTAACAACTGCCCAATAGTCATTCATTGTTAATTTTGACTTAATCATTCCTTTGTCAAAAATAGCTGGAGGGGCTTTTACACTAGCTTCTAATCTACTTTCTTTGCCTTTAAACTTACTTCCAGATGGGGCACGTTCATCTAATTTTAATCTAATATTTGCCCTAGTGTCAACTAGCAATTTAGTATTAAATTCATTTAAAAGCTCTTTTATTTTTTCATTTAGACCCATTTAATGCTATTTCAAATTTTCCTTTATCCTTTAAGAAAGCTAACTTATTATAAAATCTAATTATACTCCAATTGTATATTTCATCTTCGGTTATTCCGCTATCTGCAACGCAAAGGCTTACAGAATATTCCCACCCCCAGTTTTCAAGAAAGTCTGAAACTCTTTGTCTTCCGTCATAGTCTTCATGTGCGCTTGTATTAGTTCGTTTTGTTTCTGTAAACAATCCGCTATAATTTTTGCGTAACGTTTGAATGATTTTGAATAAAAAAAAACAGCCCCAAACGAATCTTTTAATTTACTTTTCTTGAACAACTCAACATTCTTTTGATGATTTTCCTGCTTGTACTTCCAACCAAATAGGGTTAATTCTTTGTGAGATAACGCCATTAATTCAGGCAGACATTTAATGTAATCTCCTTTGTTAGCTTTGAGAATGTTACTAACATCTATTTGCTGAGCCGTTGTGTAGTCACTAATCTCTTTAATGTATTTGAATTTCTTAAATCCAATCCAAAAAGAATCACGGCATTGAATTTCTTTTAAAGGCTCTATTAAAAAAATTGAGTCCAATAATATTTCGTATTTTTCTTTAGAGCTTAAAGATTGAATCACGCCTAATTTTTCGCCCGATAAAATAGAAAGTCTTTTATCGCTTTTATTTTCTTTTGATAATGCCGAATTAGTTTTCAATGCCTCAAGTTCTTGAAATTGAGACACGGTTAAATCTTCGTAACGCTTAGGTACTTTCATACCTATATATACAATTAAATTTAATTTTTACAACTAATGTACAATGAATGTTGATTTTTTAAGGCGGTTTAAAGCTACGTAACGAACACCATCAATAGCGTGGTCGTTTCCTGCTTCGGGAACATTTGTTTGTTTACCGTCTTTATCAGTAGCCCATCGATAAGTCCTTAACTCGGTTTTAAGATTAGTAGAACGTTTAGTTACATTGATAGGATGCCTTAGTAAAGTGTCTAATCCATTCTTAATACTATCGCTACCTTTTTTAGCCCCCTCAATTCGATAGCCAGCCCTTCTAATGTCTTCAATACTTTTAGGCTCTGCACTATCCGCTACTATCATTTGATGTTTTTGTATGCCTAACTTTTCAAACTCTAGGATTATATCGCTATTGGTTAGCTTAGTCTTATAAAGTAATTCGTCTAAATACAACTCACTATTATATCTGTAAACGGCTGTTAATGTGGTTGGGTCATTCGTAAAGCCAAAGTCCATACCATAGGCTATAAACTCAGCTTCTTTTGGTATCTCATCAACTTCATTCCAATTTTCAAATATAACACCGATTAAATTACCTATGTTTCCTAAACCGTAAACCTGCCATAAGTTAGCCCAATACTTATTTTTAACTGTACCGTCTAAATTATACCCTTGATTGTAATAGTTTAAAATCTCATCTCTTTCCCCCTCTTTTAGTTGTTCATTGTCTTTAAATGTCAATTGTACAAAGTCGCAGTCGGGGCGTGGTAGTATATCGGTATCGACATAAAATTCAGCATCGGGGTTGTAATCTAAATAAATCTTATCAGACCTCGAAGCCATTTGCCTAAACGTTTCCTGATTAACTTTGTTAACCTCATTGAAGTAAACAACATGAGAGCGTAAACCTTTACCAACATCTTCTTTATCTAATCCTAAAAACTTTATCGTTGAGCCGTTTGGATATTTGTATAAAGTTCCTGCTAGAAAATTATCCTGATTAAATATACCAGCTTCACTCATAATGGTTACAAAATCCTTTATAACGGTTTCGCGCATCTTTGTGAGCTCGGCACTTACTACATAGATATTCCTATTAGCCTTACTACTAGCATGGTTAATAAGAATAGTTAATATACTGAATGTTTTAGACGACCCCTGTCCACCCCTAACTGCAATATACTTTTTTGTTAGGGCGCAAATTTTACGAAGGGCGGTTGTTTGTTTTAGTGGCATTAATCCATTGGTTTATCTATCGGGTCAATATTTAGGATAGATATGTTAGTTTGTTCGGTTTGCAGTCTATCAGTCCACCCTAATTTATTCTTAGCGTAAAATATTCCTTTACCTTCATTTGCAACAATATCAGCCGCCAAAGATTGGAAAAGTTCGTCAATCTTTTTTATAGTGTCCCGTTTAAGCTCACATTCGCCTTTACGCCACTCGTAATAAGTATTCCTACCTATTGTATCCAATTTCAACAAAGGAAGCCATATATTAAGAAAATAGGCTATTGTAGGTATATGCCTATCTTCAATCTTAACTATCTTACCCGAGCCTGTAGCTACTTCTTTAGTGTGCGATAAACATTCTTTAATGTACGCATCCGCATACTCAGGCAATGCTTTTATAAATTCTATTGACTTAGCCATTATTGACATTCGCTGCAATTGTTTTTAATTTCAACACTTAAATTTAAGCCATTAGCTATACCTTGATCATAAGTTTCTTGATATTCCTTTTCAGTTTTGCAACATTTAAAAAATGCTTTCCCATAATTCATTTGATAAAAACACCAAACTTTTGTTTGAGTTGTTACTGTACTGCTTGGAGCTGTTGGTTTCTTTTTGCAGCTTAATAAGACAAGGCTAATTAATATTAGTTTTTTCATTACTTTAAATCTTTAGATTTTAATAATTCCTTACAGTTAGGACATTTAATATTTTGTTTGTCAATTTTTGAAACTTCAATACTTTGTGTATCTTCAAATTGAACTAATTTTTCGCACGTAATATGCTTTAATAAAATCTTCATTACTTTTTCTTTTTGATTGGTTCTACAACTTCATTTGAGTTAATATAAGCTAAGATAATTTTGAAAGTATCTTTAAACTTATTCTCGCAAGTCGAACAACCTACTAATATTTCAGCTGTACTGTCTATTTTAGAATACGCTTCAAGTACATCTTTAACTACTTGTTGAGATTCGTCGGGGCGGATAACATCCCTTGCAACCAATTCAATAAATCCTTTGTGTTTTAATAGTGTTTCCATATTACTTTAATTTTTCTCTTAATTCTTTTTTAAATTTTACGTTTTCGTATATTAACTTTCTTTCATTAACACCTAGCTCACTAGCTATTTGCCTTGTGCTAGTAACAACTGACTTAAAAAGAACCTCAGCTTTAAACTTATCGACTTTTGCAAACTTAACAGCCTTTTTAAACTTTATATCTATGTCGTGGTTATAACCTTCGCAATCAATAGGCATATCTTTTAAATCTACAAAATTATTTTTTTCAGCTAATACATTCTTAGTATTAATTAGTGTGTTAGCTTTAAGTCTATGCGAGTTAATGGTTTTAATCGTTAACACACAGTAGCCGATAAACATTGCATCTTCGTACTTTTTCAACAAAAAATCTTCATCCTTTTCACACAAATAAAGCATAAACTCTTGAAACATATCATGCTGAATTTCTCTATAATTGCACAATTTAGCCGTCAAATTTCTAAGCATCTTAGAATTACTGGCTAATATAAGCAACCTTTCTTTATTCATTTATTTTACAAATATAAACAAATAATCTATTAACTCTAAAATAATTCATTTGATAATCAACACTTTACATATTTATTACATAATTATTACACTTTTTTTACATTTGCATTGAAATTATACTTACATTTGTGTCAGATAATTAATTAATAACAATTTAAAACCTCTGACAAATGAAAAATTTATTACAAATCGCAAACGAAAAAAAATCAAAATTACAATCTTTAAATTCAGTAAAATTAACAGCTTGTCAAAATGATGGCGTAACTGTTTTATCTGAGGTAGGTGTGATAGTTCCAGTAAATGAAATGCAAAAATTTGAAAACGGATATGCTTACGTTAGTGGTTCATTCGCTGCTCAAGTTTCTTTGCGTGAGGCTTTCCGTTTAAATAAAATATAAAACCTTG